AGTTGCCTGTGGTTGCCGCGTTGGCCCTGTAGCCTGTGGTTGCCGCGTTGGCCCTGTCGCCTGTGGTTGCCGCGTTGGCCCAGTTGCCTGTGGTTGCCGCGTTGGCCCTGTAGCCTGTGGTTGCCGCGTTGGCCCAGTTGCCTGTGGTTGCCGCGTTGGCTTCGTCGCTGTTTTTTGCGAGTCCTTGGATTTCGCTTTTGACAGCACCCGTCATCTTGACCAATTCGCCGACACGTGTGGGCACGTCCAGTTCAGCAAAGACTTTTTCGGCCAACCATGTGCCATCACTGAAACGCTTGTCTTTGTGCAACGCCTTATGGATTTCACCAAACTCAGCGCCTTGGGGGAAGTTTTCAAGAAACCAGCGGTAACCTGATTCGCATGGGCCCCAAGCTTTCAAGCGTTCTTTGGTGATAGACAGATTGTTCATTGCATGATCCTTTTCGGTTGTTGAGGGTTGCATTATGTCACACTTTTCTAAACGGTCAATATTTAAATTCTTGGGGTATGTGTGATGCTGTGTTGCTCACCAACGGCTTGACCAGCGCAGCGCGAGTTTGGGCGATTGCCGATGCGACTTCGTTGGACACAGTGTTCACCGGCGACTGGGGAAGGCGTCCACGTTGCAGGTCGAGTGCGTCGCAATAAGCATGCACGGCAGCGTGATCGTCGGGATGAATTTCGCGTGTGAAAAGCCCCCGTTGTTTGGCCTGAACTCCCGTTCGCATCTTCGCGTTGTACTTTTTGACGTTCTCAGAATTGCATTTGCAGCAAATTCCCGAAGCTGTATAGCGTGGCCCAAGATGATCGTTCGTACAAGATTTCCCCGTGAAATATTTGTGGTCACCATCAGCAGACGCTTGCTTGCGTGTTTTGATTTCCATATCCTAACCTCTTAAAAATATAAAGATGTATCAAGTTTAGCACGAAAACTTATAGATTCATATAAATTTTTACCCGAATACCCTACCCACCCGAGCGTTCCCCTATTCACTTAGGATTTAATATATAAAACCATACTATGCGTATTATATACATATCTTCTTTATATATTCCCATTTTTAATAGTTAAAAGAGAGGTAAAGAGGTAAATAGAGAAAAAGGTAATAAAATCAATAACTTAGAGCACCTGAACCGTTCGGGTATTGTGGGGTATCTTCGGGTATTTGTGGAATCTTATAATTGTGTGTAAACTATGCGATATGAAACCGCTCGACCCAATCAAATCAAAGCGTGTTCCTCGGTTTGTGGAGGAGTACGCCATAGACCGCAATGGCACTCAGGCCGCGATCCGCGCTGGCTATTCGCCGAACGGTGCCGATATCACCGCGATCAGGCTACTAGCTGATCCAAGGGTGCAGGTTTTATTGGACGAGCAAATGGCAAAAGTGAGCAAAGAAGCCACTGTGGAGGCCGCTGACGTGTTGCGTGAGTGGTTTGCCATTGCCACCGCTGACCCCGCCAAGCTGACCCGCCTACGCCGTTTAAACTGCCGTCATTGCCATGGGTTCGACCATGCGTACCAGTGGTCGGCAGGCGAGTACGCAAAGGCGACTGACGAAGCGATTGCCAAAGGCAAACCGTTGCCCGATTGCTCCGGCGGCTTCGAGTGGGTGGCTAACGCCGACCCTCATCCCGACTGCCCTGAATGCAACGGTGAGGGCGTCGAAGACATTTTCTTTGCCGACACCAACACCCTCACCGGCAACGAGCGCAAGCTGTTTGCTGGCGTGAAGCGCACCCGAGATGGCCTTGAGATCAAGATGCGCGATCAAGATGCCGCATTGCTCAACATCGCAAAGCACCTCGGGTTGCTCATTGAGCGGCGTGAGCTCACCGGCAAAGACGGTAAACCTTTGGTGCCTGAAATGGTGCCGGCCGACTTGCCGACAGACCCGCTGGCGCTTGGTTCGCTCTACACCAAGATCATGGGCAATTGATGCAATTGGATTTTCGAAACCCCGACTATGCGGCCATCTTCACGCAACGCCTTGAACGCTTGCGGCGGCTTCGGGCAGACCCCAGCGCTGTGCATGTGCTTCGGGCCTACTACAAACTCAACCCCGCCCAGTTCATCACGGATTGGGGCGTGACCTACGACCCCCGCAACTTGGAGCGCGGATTGCCAGCGCTCGTGCCGTTCGTGCTATTCCCACGTCAAACCGATTGGATCGAATGGACTTCGAAGATGTGGGCGACCAGCGAAGACGGCTTGACCGAGAAGTCGCGTGACATGGGTATCTCATGGCTGGCCGTGTCAATGGCCTGTACGCTTTGCCTGTTCAACCCTGGCATGGCAATTGGCTTCGGATCACGAAAAGAGGAATACGTCGACAAGCTGGACGCGCCAAAGTCTTTGTTTTACAAGGCCCGAGTGTTCATGCAGTACCTGCCGCGAGAATTTCGAGGCGGCTGGGATATCAACAAAAACGCGCCCTACATGCGCATCACGTTTCCCGAGGCTGGCAGTGTCATCACGGGCGAGGCTGGCGACAACATCGGGCGCGGTGACCGCACGGCCATTTACTTCGTTGACGAAGCCGCGCACTTGGAGCGGCCACAGCTGATTGACGCGTCCCTGTCGGCCACGACCAATTGCCGCATTGACTTGTCGTCGGTCAAGGGTATGGACAACCCCTTTGCGATCAAACGCCACTCATGGCCATCGCATAGAATCTTCACTTTCCATTGGCGTGACGACCCACGCAAAGATGACGCTTGGTACGCCAAGCAATGCGAACGCCTCGACCCCGTTGTCGTGGCTCAAGAGATCGACATTTCGTACACCGCTTCGGTATCAGGCGTGGTCATCCCGAACGAATGGGTTCAAGCTGCAGTCGATGCCCACATCAAACTAGGCATTGAACCAAGCGGCAAGCGCACGGGCGCACTCGACGTTGCCGACGAAGGTACCGACTTGAACGCCTTTGCGGGTCGCTACGGCATCCTGCTGGATTACATCGAAGGTTGGAGCGGCAAAGGCTCCGACATTTATCAAACAACTGAAAAAGCGATTGGCATTTGTGGAACAAGTGATTACGAAGGTTTTAGGTACGACGCAGACGGCTTGGGGGCTGGCGTCAAAGGTGACGCCCGAAGCATCCAAGAACGCGGCAAGCTGACCCTTGAGGTCACCCCGTTTCGCGGCTCGGCTGCGGTCATTGACCCTGACGGCAAGATCCCCAGCGTTGACAACGACACCACGCGCGACAAAGAAGAACGCACCAACAAAGACTACTTTGCCAACGCCAAGGCGCAAGGCTGGTGGGCTTTGCGTTTGCGCTTCTTGCGCACATACCGCGCGGTGGTGCAAGGGCATCCGGTCACCGACCCTGACGAATTGATCTCGCTGTCGAGCAAATTGCCGGACTTGGCAAAGTTGACCCTTGAACTCTCCCAGCCCACCTACAGCGAGAACGGGGCGGGTAAACTCTTGATCAACAAACAGCCTGACGGCTCAAAATCCCCAAACCTCGCTGACGCAGTTATGATTGCGTTTGCGCCATCCGAGCCTAAAAAGCGCGGGTTCTTTGATTTGTAGAGGTTCGCCATGTTCGCTCGTTTTTATCGTTGGCTCACCACGCCGACCCAATTGCAAGACGCGACGCCCACCACGCGCGTCGACCGCCAGTCGTTTTTCTCGACCGACATTGAAGTCGACGACTTCGTGCCGCGCGACCAGCGCTTGAAGGCTTTGAGCGATAAGGTCTTTGCCAACACTGTGGCTAACACCCGCACCTTCGACGAGGCCACGGGCGTGGAGCACATGCAGTTTGCCGCCGACTCGAACAACTACCAAGACAGCATCAAGTCAATCTTTGCCCTGAATCAAGTCGGCATCCCTGAGGTGCAAGCCAACTGGTACGGCTCCCAAGGTTTCATCGGTTACCAACTGTGCGCCTTGCTGGCGCAAAACTGGTTGGTCAACAAAGCGTGTTTGGTCCCCGCGCGGGACGCGGTGCGCAAGGGCTACAAATTCACGGTCAACGATGGCAGTGAAGTCGAGCCTAAGGTCATGGACGCCATGGTCAAGGCCAACAAGCGTTTCAAGCTGGACAAGAACTTGGTCGAATACGTCAAGATGGGCCGAGTGTTCGGCATCCGCATTGCGTTGTTCTTGGTCGAGAGCGACGACCCCGACTACTACGTCAAGCCCTTCAACATCGACAGCGTGACGCAAGGCAGCTACAAAGGCATTTCGCAGATCGACCCCTACTGGTGCGTGCCTGAGCTCACCAGCGCCAACGCCAGCAACCCTGCGGCCATCGACTTTTACGAGCCCACCTACTGGATCATCAACGGCAAGCGCCACCACAAGTCACACTTGGTCATTATGCGTGGCCCTGAGGTGGGCGACATTCTCAAACCGTCCTACCTGTACGGCGGTTTGTCAGTGCCCCAAATGATCTATGAGCGCGTCTACGCCGCCGAGCGCACCGCCAACGAAGCACCGCACCTCGCAATGACCAAGCGTGCCATGGTCTTCTACACTGACGCGGCCAAGGCCCTTGCCAACCAAGGAGCCTTTGAACAACGCTTGGCAGTGTGGGCGGCATACCGCGACAACTTCGGCGTGAAGATTGCTGACAAAGAAGCTGACCAAGTCGAGCAACACGACACCAGCTTGGCTGACCTCGACACCGTCATCATGACTCAATACCAAATCGTGGCGGCTGCGGCCAACATGCCAGCCACCAAGCTACTGGGCACCACACCCAAGGGCTTTAACTCCTCGGGCGACTATGAAGAATCAAGCTATCACGAGGAGCTTGAGAGTATTCAGGTCAACGACATGGAGCCTTTGATTGATCGCCACATGCAGTGCCTGATTCGCTCAGACATTGCCCCGCGCTTTGGCATTGAACCCTTTGGCGTGGACTGCACGTGGGAACCATTGCAGACCCTGAGCGACGAACAACGCGCCAACGTCAACAAGGTCAAAGCCGATACTGATGCGGTCTTGGTAACGGCTGGCGCGATCAGCGGCGACGAAATCCGCGCCCGTGTGAGCGCCGACGAACACAGCGGCCACAATGGCTTACCACTTTTAGAAGATCAAGATGACGATCAAACTGACCAACAAGCGTAAGGCGTGGGCGGCCAAGCAAAGCGAGGCCCCAACCTTTCGAGGCGAAGTCATTCAGCACAGCGCCGCCAACAGCGTCAAGCATGTGGCGGCTGTCTCTGCGCTCGTGGCCCAAATGACTGCACAGGTCAAGCGTGAAGTGCTTAAGCTGTTCAACAGCGACACAGCCGATCAGCACTTCGGGCAAGACGCCAGCATTGCCAGCCAATCGCGCATTCTCATGTCGTCACTCAGCGACCGATTCAATGCGCTGTTTGCCAAGAAGGCCAAGCCGCTGTCTGAAAGCATGGTCAAAGACGCCGAGAAGGCCAGCACCACCAACCTGCACTCAAGCCTGCAAAAGCTCTCGGGCGGCATGTCACTCAAGACCAGCCTGAGCAATGCCCCGCTTCAAAACATCACCAAGGCGGCGGTGACCGAGAACGTCAGCCTCATCAAATCGATTGCCAGCGAATACCTGCGCAACGTCGAGGGTGCCGTGTTGCGCTCCATCACCACGGGCAACGGCCTGCAAGACTTGGTGCCAGCCCTTGAACAATACGAAGGGCAGACCCACCGCCGTGCCAAGAACATCGCGCTCGACCAGACCCGCAAGACCTACAACGCCATCAACCGTGGCCGTATGGAGGCCATCGGCATCAAGAAGTTCATGTGGCACCACAGTGGCGGCGGTGCGCACCCACGCAAAGATCACAAAGAGATGGACGGGACGGTGTATAGTTTCGATAATCTCCCCGTGATTGACCAACGCACGGGCGAACGCGGCATACCTGGGCAAGCCATCAACTGCCGCTGTGTTATGTCCCCGGTCTTCGATTTTTCCAAGGATTAACTCATGAGCGGCCACAACAACAAATTCTTTTGGGTCGCCGGTGATGCACCGGGGCCTTATGCCGTTCCCGCTGTGGTCAACATCGACCCAAGCACCGGACTGCCGGCGGGTGGTGGCGCGGGCGGTAGCCTGTCAGACACGGTATTCAAGGACTCCACCGGCCAGCTGTTTGCCTACCGCGACACTGGCACTGGCACACCGAACGCCTATAAACTGCCCGAGTGGACACTCTACACACCCGTGACACCCATCACACCCACCAGCACGGCGGTGTCGAACTTTGCTTTGGAGGCAGGCGGCAACCTTGAGGCGCTGAACGCCAAGGTGCACACCAAGACCATCGGCACCGATTTGGTGGCCGGTGACGTGGCCGTCATTACCAACACCGTCATCCACGGGTTCAGCCAAGCGCACGATCAATTTGTTGATGTGAAGGTAAGCCCCAGCGGTGCGCTGCAAGTCGACACCTCGGGTAGCGCTTCGGATGCTTTGGTTACGGCTGGCAATGCTATTTTGACCGAGATTGATAAGCGCATCGGCAAGTACGCTAACCTGAAACTGTCAGACATTGACGAAACGACTACGGGCACGACTTACCTTCTAAAGCAAGGCGCGACAAGTGCAGACCCGTGGTTATTGATGAAATTGGTAGAAGCAAGCGGCATTACTACGGCGCGTTACGCAGGTGTAACGAATAACCCAACAATCACATTGGCGACTGCGTGGGCTAACCGCGCTTCGTTGGTGTACGGATTGATTACAGAGGCATAACATGGCATTTAGCGCAGTACTTACAGGCACAGGTCAAAACTGTACCCTTACAAGTGGTAGCAATACCATTACGGTGACAAGCGCCACAGGCTTGGTATTAGGCGCGAACATTCAAGGAACTGGCATCCCTGCTGGTACACGCATTGGTGCTATCTCTGGCACTACTGTAACAATGGTGAACGCATCTGGCACTGCGTCAAATGCAACAGTGGGCGGCACTCAATCGCTTATTTTCTCAAGCGTTTACGGCTCTACGCTGACCATTAGCTTATCTGGCGGCACTGACTACGCTACTCCACAAAACATTTATGACGCTGGCTTTGGCGTGATGAGTGACAACATTGCAAAGCGTGAGCTGTTTTTCCCCGGCGCTTTGACTGTCACATGGGCAAACATTGTTTCTGGCGCTGTCTTTGACTTCTTGAACTGGTCTTTGGAGTTCGGTGTTGGTGGCCGTTGGCGTTTCCAAGAAAGCTCTATTGTTGGTGAGCTTCGCGGCGGCTATCTGGTAAACGGTACTCAGTTCATTAAGACTGCTGGCCCTACGTTCTACGCTAACAACTGGAACAACGGCGGCGCTGGTGGTTCGTCAATGTTTGAGAACGTCTCAGGCACGACAAACCAAGGCCTTTTCCGTATGCACAACATGCGTGTAGTGCAGATCGCTGGCTCTAACGCATCGCCTACATTCAGCTCTGCACGCATGACGATGACGGTTGAGAACTTGATTCTCGACTATCAAACCGACAGCGCAGGCGCAAACGCTGGTATCGCTGCCGCTTTTGGCACGTTGAAAAACACCTACTTGGTGAAAACAAACGCAGGCATCGGCGCTCCAAACGGCACAAACTTTGCCACATTTGATGGCATTCAGTATGTTGGTAACTACCAATCAAGCCCACAGCACAAATTCAGTCTGCCAAACGGATACACGCTTGATGGTTATTCTCCACAGGTGTTGTCTACCCAATTCTTGGGTGGGTTTAACAGCGCCACGTCAGAGATTTATTCAAACATCAACTTGTCTACTGCTGGTTGGGGGCTGAACGACCTTAAAACAAAGTATCAGCGTTATGGTGGCCCCATCACCCTGCAATTCCCGCGCACCGTGTCATTCCAGTTCAAGGATTCAAGCGCGGCGGCCTTGACCGGCGTAACTCTGTCAATCGTGAGTGGCTCAACATCACTGACAAACGCTGTGCAAGCTGGTGATTATTCCGCTTTGTCTCAAGGGTTGAACCTTACATGGAACGCTAACGTGGCCTCATATCGTGTCGCCGATACGATTGTTGACACTATCAGTCAAACGGCTCAATTCCGTAAAAACGGTTACATTTCGCAGTCCGTGGCATATAGCATTGACACGGCGTCATATACGCAGCCAGTGTTTATGTTGACCGACCCCGCTTATGGCTCTGTCACGCCTTCACAAGCCGCTGCACTTACTGGATTGAGCCTTGATTACACCAACAAGGTTTACACCGTATCGTCGGCGCATACGCTGGATGAGGTTTATGCCTTTGGTCAATATAGCCAAGCATTAACCGCCAACAGCGCCCAAGCTGACTTTCAGGCAAGTGCAGGCGGCAAGTACAGCCTGACAAGCCCTTGGAAAATGAGCGTCACTGCTGGCGCTTTGACAATGGGCAGCTATAACGCAACATTCAACAGTTCAACCGCTTGGACATTTGGCAACACTGCTTCACTGAGCATCAACAAGAAAGATGTGGTTTGGACGCCTGCAGTCCGTGGTGATTTGTTCCAATTCCAAAGCGGTTCTACGTTCAACATCACCAACGGTTCAACGCTGACCATCAGCCCGACCGCTGGCCTCGGCTATGGCACAGCCACCACCAGCGAATTCCGCAGCGGCTCCACGCTAAACATGAGCGACAGCACGGTGACGTACAACATCGTTTCCGGCGGAGCTGGCACGGTGTTCTCGAACAGTGAAGCCAACGCCACTTGGAACATCACCAACTCGGCGCTGACTCTGAACTGCCCGAACAACGCGCAGGTGGCGGTGCACGCCTACTTCAAGCCAGAATCCGCGATCAACGGCCTGACCGTGAACGGCACGGCCTCGAACGTGGTTTGGCAAATGGGCTACACCAGCAACAACAGCAAGATGGTTGGCTTCAAGTACGGCGGTGCTATTTTTGGTAACGGCACTTCTAACGTGCTGATGGACACTTATACCTACACAGGCGCACTGACCACAATTCCAAACACTTTTGGCTCTGCTAATAAGTGGTATTGGGTTGACCCAACCATGCAGGCCGGCGGACTATTCCGCTGGGCGGCTGGTTCAACTCCAACAGGCAACAGCGGGTTTTATGGCGTTATTGGTTTCCGACCATCCTTCGTCATTGATAAGGCTGGATTCGCTCCAAAAATGCGAATTAAGCCCTCTGCAATGGCTTCGCGCTATCCATCAAAAACATTTACCACGACCGCGCTATCGACAGTAGATAAAACAAACTTCTACCGCGATCCAGCCTTCATGGCAAGCAATGACGGATTTTTGCCATTCGTTGATAGCTTGGATGACAAGACTGTAATCAACACGATTGATTGGACAGTAAGCACGCGCCAAGCTGGATGGCAAGATTTAACCCAAACCTTCACAGCGGCAACGGCAAAAACTGGCACTATTAGCACCACATTCTCGGGCGTGGTAGATGCTAACTATGTAAACGCCTCCACTGGCGCGGCTGATGCTGCCTTGATTTCGATCAATACAAGCACCAAAGTTATTAGCGCGGCAACTGGTACTCTTAGCTGGTCAGTTCAACGCCTATACAACGCCATTAAAAATTGGTGGGCTACGTATGCGAGTGATGTGGACTTTTTGGCCGCTACCACTGGTAACGTAATGGACACAGCAGACTACACGCTTGATTCAACAATCACGCTAATCTCTGGCAATACTTCGGACGTTTTGCAGTTCATCAAAACAAACGGTAATTACAGCTCTCGCCTCACATTTACAGGACTTGCATAATGGCATCAAGTATCTACATTGAAGACAACACAGGCGCTCAGTATCTTTACCAAACGGGGCAAACTGGTACAAATATCCAGTATTTAGCCGCTGGTAAAACTGGCACATGGAAGTGGATTGCAACCCGCGAAGGCTACATCTATCAATCTGGCACTTTCACCCCTGCGACAGGTGGCGACTTTTTGGCGGCGACTGGATGGGTTCAAAACACTAGCCTAATCATCACAGACCCCGTGGTGTTAGCGGCCTATACCAATTTGTCCGATGTGAATATGATGAATGATTACTTCGCATACTGGACAACCTTAAACGCTGGCATCCCCTACGCTGCCAAGGTCTACAAAGACGGTACAGCACTCAATTTCAGCGATGCAGACGTGTATTACAGCAATACCGCCACTGTCCCGCTGGCCTACGATAAGCCTACAAACAAATTCACCATCAAGGCCACGACCGTGGGCCAAGGTTCGACGCTTTTCAGTATCAAGACCACTGGCACGGTATCGGCTGAAGCTGGCACGACGATTAATATCGCTTATCAAGACGCTTCGGGCTTACGCGCTAACATTTTCAACCTTGACCCTCAAGGGTTTGGCATCACGTGGTACTTGCGTTACATGAAGCACAGCGGCGGCACATGGACCAACGTATCAGGCACTGGCAACACTGCCACGGTGCTTATGGATGTGGCCTTGTATGACGTGCAGGTACGTGCGCCTGGCTACGATTGGAAGACGCTGCAGATCGACACGGCTAAGACGCAGATTCTTGATGCTGCCCTCGCCTATCAGGTGAGCGCCAACAATACGCCGCAGTACACCATGAGCTACGTGGTGGCGCTGGCTGACGCTTTCCAATACGATGCTGTCGCAATGAAGGTGTCGGTCACCAACACCACGGGTGCCATCACAGCGCCGGGCTTTGCCGAGCTGTATCAGGCCACCCAGCGCATCCAGCATTTGTCAGGCTTGGTGTGGACATGGAGCGAACCCGTCACGGCCAACAGCTCGACGCAAAAGATTCTGATTCCTCCAAGCAACCCGATCAGCATGTACTTGACCGCTAGTTCTGACGCTTCGGTGAAGCTGACATGCCCCGTGATCTACAGCGACACAGGCGCCAGCGCTGACGACCGTGTGCGCGGCAACGCCAGCGGCTACAGCATCATCTTGGGCTCACCAGCCACCGCCGAATCGGCAGGCTTGCGCTCTGAGATCGTGAGCGACATCATCGCTAAAATCGGCGGCACGGGCTTTGTTGTCGATACGCATTCTCTGGTCGAGGTGAAAGACTTCGCAGAGAAGGCGTACAAAAACGCCAAGCAAGCCAAGCTCAACACTTTCTAAGGAGTTACCCTCATGTCAAACGTCTATCTGGCTTCGTACAAGTCCACCCACACCGGCTGGCAAGGTTGGGTCAATCGTGCCATTCGTTTCTTCACCAAAAGCCAATACAGCCACAGCGAGATTTGCGTGGGCAACCCGTTTGAAGGTGCTGTGCTATGCGTTTCAAGCGTTGGCACCGAGGGTGGCGTGCGTGGCAAGGTGATGCAGCTGTCGCCCGACAAGTGGGACATTATTCCGCTGGGCGGCGTGTACCCGCAGCAAGTGCTCAATTTCTTAAACCAACACAAGGGTGAACCCTACGACCTCGTGGGCTGTGTGCGCTCGGTGTTACCTTTTGTCAGCCGTGAACACCCCACCAAGTTCTTTTGCTCCGAGGTTTGTGCTACCGTCATTGGGCTGACCGAGCCGTGGCGCATGCACCCCGGAGTTTTGCACATGGTCATGAGTGAGCGCAAAGAAGTCGCGCATTCAGGCCCCTACTAAGAGACACATCATGCCCTTACAAAAAGGAAGCTCAGGCGAGGTTATCTCGGCCAACATTGGCGAGTTGATTCGCGCTGGGCATGACCCACGCCAAGCCGCCGCCATTGCGTATAGCGTGGCCGAAGGTGAAGACTCAGCCGCTGGCATCATGTACCGCACGGGCGACCGTGTGTTGCTGTTGCTACGCGCGGCCACGGCTGGAGCGCACCCGAACACGTGGTGCTTTCCTGCTGGAGCGATTGACGAAGGTGAGACACCTGAGCAAGCGGCCATCCGCGAAAGCCAAGAGGAGATCGGCTACACGCCCACAGGTGAGCTGACTGTGGTCGATTGGGCCAACGGCTTCACGACCTTCTTGCACAACGTGCCGCAAATGTTTGCGCCCGTCTTGAACGACGAGCATGTGGGCTACGTGTGGGCACCGCTGAGCGCCCTACCTCAACCCATGCACCCCGGCTGTGCCGCCACTCTAGCCAACCCCGCCACGGCCACTTTCGGCATGGATGGCGCGCGCGAGGTTGATGGCAACGGCTGGTTTGAGATCAAGAACAACCCGATCAGCAAGGTCGGCGTGTTCCCCTACTCAGGGCGCCAGCTTGGCCTCAAGGGTGCAGACGCTGACCGCATTTTCCAAGTGTTACGCCCACCCGAAGAACTCAGCGACCCTGCATGCTTGGAGTCGTTTAAGCTCATCCCGTGGATTGACGACCACACCATGCTTGGCCCAAACATGCAAGAACTCAGCCCATCAGCAATGGCAGCAGAGAAAAAAGGCGTGCAAGGTGTGATCGGCGAAAACGTATTTTTTGAAGATGGCACGTTATTTGCCAACATCAAGGCGTTTTCGAATACACTCGCATCATTGATTCAGGCTGGCAAGCGCGAGCTGTCTGCCGGATATCGTTGCATCTACGACATGACTTCGGGCGTTTGGAACGGCCAAAGCTATGACGCAGTACAGCGAAAAATCAGGGGCAATCACCTTGCCCTTGTAAACGAGGGGCGCATGGGGCCGGACGTGGCCGTAATGGATCGCTTCACTTTTAGTTTTGACGCTATGGAGATAAAAATGGCAGATGAAAACCAAAGCGGCGCGACAGGTGCGGGGTCTATGACTCTTGAGCAGATCGTGGCCGTGGTAACCGAACTCGCACCGCAAGTTGCGAAACTCACCGCAGCAATGGCCCCCATGCTTGGTGCCGCTGAACAAACCGAAACCGCAGCCACTGGTGGCGTTGCCGATGAGGACAACACCGATCAGGTCAAACCTGAGGATGGTGGCGAAGGTACACCAGCCGGTGCGGCCAAAGATGAAGACGAAGAATCTTCGGGCATGGATGCAATGGAGCGCCGCGTGTTGGCAAAAATTGCCGCACGTGACACACTGGCTAAACAACTGTCTGCACATGTGGGCACGTTTGACCACGCTGAAAAGACCTATGACGAAGTGGTGGCGTATGGCTGTAAAAAGCTTGGCGTCAACTCAGCCGCTGAACTCACTGGCTTCTTGAAAGCAAAAGCAACTTCAACCCCACCGGCTCACGCCTCCACTGCCACTGGCATGGACAGCGCCAAATCGGTGAATTTCGTGTCCCGTCATTTGGGAGGTAAATAATCATGCAATCAACAGTGAACATGAACCAAGGCTTTGGTGTCGTTGGTGAAGTGGTCTTCGAAGGCCCATTGCGCGCACAGCCCGGCACCATCAAAGGTGCAACAGCCGCCAACATCGTGATCGGTCGTGCATTTACGATTGACGCTGCTGACGGTAAGTTTCAGCCAGGTGGCACAGGTGTGTTTGGCGGTATCTTGGCTAATCCCAAGTCTCAGTCGTCCATCGGCACATCGTCTGAGGGTCCGTTGGCTCCCACATTGGTGTTGCCAGCAGGTAGCGAAGCATCGTTTGTTACCATGGGCGAAATCTTGGTCTACTTGACCAACGCAGCCGCTATTGGCGCAGGCGTGTACTTCGTGCAAGCTGACGGCACATTGGGTGCTGGTACGGCTGGCGCAGGTCAAACACAAATCGCAAACGCACAAGTCAAACGCTACGCAAACGCAGCCGCTGGCTTGGCAGTGATCAGCCTCACAGGAGCTTAATCATCATGAAAAAATCCACCGTTCACTCCCACGTCTTCGGACGTGACGTTCGTGCAGTCGAGATGACTGCCGAAGACTGCGCCGACTTCTCAGCGTTGTCGCAAATCGGCATCAACATGCCAGCAAGCGTTGTGCAAGACCAAATGTCTCACATGCTGGCCGGTACCGCTATGGACGACCTGCAAGGTCTCAGTACCACCACAGCAAGCATCAGCAACCCCGTGCAGTTCTTGCAATCTTGGTTGCCCGGCTTTGTGCGTGCCATCACCGCCGCTCGTCGCATTGACGAGATCGTCGGTATCACCACCGCTGGCCAGTGGGATGATGAAGAAATCATCCAAGGTGTGTTGGAGCCTTTGGGCGAAGCCGCACCCTACCACGACTACACCAACATTCCGCTGTCAAGCTGGAACGTGAACTTCGAGCGCCGCACTGTGTTGCGCTTCGAAAAGGGTATCAAGGTTGGCTTGCTGGAAGATGCACGCAGCGCACGTGTGCGCATCAACACCGCCGCTGAAAAGCGTACATCCGCAGCTTTGGCTTTGGATATCACGCGCAACCGTATTGGCTTCTATGGCTACAACGGCGGCTCAAACCGCACGTACGGCTTCTTGAATGACCCAGCGTTGCCAGCTTACGTGTCTGCCGCCGCCACTGGTTCGGGTTCGTCCACCACATGGGCAAACAAGACCTTCTTGAACATCACGGCTGATATCCGTGGCATGTTCGCCCGTGTGCAAGCCGCATCACAAGACCAAGTGAACGTCGAGCAAACAGCAACCACACTCGTTTTGGCCACCAACGTGTACCAATACTTGTCCGTGGTGTCTGACTTCGGTATCAGCGTTCGCAAGTGGTTGAGCGACACTTATCCAAAGTGCCGCGTGATCTCTGCACCTGAGCTGAACCTCGCCAACGGCGGTGCCAACGTGGCTTACCTGTTCGCTGACTCCGTCGATGATGGTGGCAGTGACGGTGGTGCTACATTTGCACAGATCGTCCCCGCAAAGTTCCAAGCTCTCGGCACTGAAAAGCAAGCCAAGGGCTACTTGGAAGATTTCAGCAACGCTACCGCCGGTGTGTTGTTGAAGCGTCCCTTCGCTGTTCAGCGCTTAACTGGAGTTTAAAAATGAAACTGTACGTCTATTCGACACTGGCCTGTGATATGGCCTACACCAACCACTCAGAGGGCGGGGCTGATATGCCTATCGACTTGCCACCTGTGTTCGTCAAGGGCGGTGCTGGTGTTGCGAACGATCGTTTGGTCACGCCTCGCGGTGTGGTCACTGAGATCACTGAGCAAGAAGCCGAGTACCTGCGAGCTAATCGCGTGTTCCAATTGCATGAGAAAAATGGCTACGTCCAAATTTCCGAAGGCAAGAAGGATCCCGAGAAGGTCGCAGCCGATATGACTGGCCGCGATCAATCCGCACCAGTCGTGCCCGAAGACATGCCAACCGATGGCCTGCCGATGGGTACTGAAACGGATAGCAAAGCTTCACGCAAGAAGTAACACCTAGACGTACAAAGGGGCCGATGTGCTGTAATAAGCCATCGGCCTTTCTTTTTTGAGGCACATCATGACCATCACGCTCAACATTGCAGACTTTCGGGCTCAGACTCCACAGTTTGCCGACACAACCAAATATCCTGACAGCACGCTACAGCTGCAATTTGACATTGCCACCTCATACGTCACCGCTGATACTTACGGCGACATGAGCGAAGCCGTGCGCACCCACGCCATTTATTTGACGATGGCCCACTTGCTGGCGCTGGGCGTCATCATTGCCCAAAACGTAGCCGGTGGCGGCGGTCAAGTTGGCATTGTTCAATCAGCCACCATCGGCAGTGTGTCCGTCACCATGCAACCCCCACCCATTCGCGGCCAATGGCGCTGGTGGCTCAACACCACACCCTACGGCGCCCAGCTTGTCGCCTTGCTCGAAATGCAAAGCGCTGGCGGCTTCTTTGTGGGTGGCTTGCCTGAACGTGCGGCGTTCCGCAAAGTGGGCGGTGTATTTTGAAAGTCACGCGCAAAGCTGGCAAGATCGAAGCTCTACGGGAAACCATCAAGGGCTTGGATGGCGCACAGGGGCGCGTGGGCTGGTTTGAATCAGCCAAGTATGAGAACGGTGTGCCTGTGGCTGGTATTGCCGCTGTGCACGAATTTGGAAGCCCTAGCCGTGGCATCCCGCCCCGCCCATTCATGCGCACCACCGCCACCGAGAAGCGTGGCGATTGGTCCAACACAGCGGGTGCTCTGACCAAAGCGGCCGCAAATGGCAAAATGGACCCGTCCAACATCATGGTCGCTGTGTGCATGGCCGCCGAAGGTCATGTGCGCGAGACCATCACCAAGCTGACAGCACCAGCACTTAAAAAGGCGACAATCGACGCACGTAAGCGCCGCCTTGCCAATGGTGGCAAAGGTGCTGAAAGTAGCATCGGCAAGCCTTTGGTGGACACAGGCGTCATGCTGAACACACTCACATCGGAGATCGACTAATGCTTGTACCTGGCGCAAATTTACTGAGCATAGCAATGCGCGTCATTGCGCCGCAAGGGCTCATGCACAAGGCGTTTGTGTCCCGCACTGAAAACTCGGCGGGTGACACTGTGTCGGTCTACGCCGCACCCGTGGCTATTCAGGGCAGTATGCAGGCCATGAACATGGCGACCTACCAAGAATTGGGCCTGAACATCGCCAAGAACTATTCGACGCTCTACACCACGATCGACGTTAAGCCAACCAACCGTGACCGTGAGGGTGACCGTGTCATCTACGGTGGGCGTGAGTGGCTTTGCGAATCCGATATGCACTGGCAAGACCAAGACGGCTGGTGTATGTTGCTGTGCGTGGAGGTACCGCCAAATGAATGACAAACAACTGAACACGCTGTTCATGTCGCATGTGCTGCCAGCCATGCAAGCGCACCCCGACATTCCCACGGTCAAGCTGGCGCGCAACTTTCAACAGCGCCAGCAGGGCGCGGCCACTGCGGCTTACGTCTATTTTGTCAAGATCGGCGACCATCGCCACGGGCACCCCAAGCGCTCGGACGTGTATAACGCCACCACGGGCCTGTTTGATCACGTGGAGTCGCAGACCTACGAGACAACTTACCAATTTAGCGCATGGGTACCACAAGACCCATCGGATGTGACAGCGCTCACAGAATCTGACACACTCAACATCGTTTCGGGTATCATTCAAAGCGATGCAATCTTGGCAGCGTTTAGCGCGGCAGGGGTTGGAGTTCTTCGGGTGACGGACGTTCGAAACCCGTACATTGTGGATGACCGAGATCGTTTTGAGGCAATACCTACATTCGATATCGTGTTGACCCATCAACGACAAACGGCAGTAGCCACTCTGCCAACAGTGAGCACGTATTCAACCAGCGTGCATCAAGTGGGTTAATTTAAGGAGTACGGGCCATGGCCATCAGTTTTAAACGATACATTGATATCACGTCCGGCGTTGGCGGTGGTGCAGGCGTTCGCTTGCGTGACCTGATCTTGCGCCTGTTCACCACCAGCACATTGGTGCCAGCACAAACAGTCGTCGAGATGGATAACGCAACAGACGTTGCGACCTATTTCGGCACCGGCTCTGCCGAACATTTGCGCGCCATGTTTTACTTTGGCTTCGTGTCAAAGTTGATCACGGCTCCCAAGAAAATCAGCTTCTCACGCTGGGCAGACATTGCCGCCGCCGCACGTATCTACGGTGCGTCTAAAGCGTATGCCGTGGCTCAATTCACCGGCGTGACCACGGGTAGTTTCAAGCTGACCCTCGGTGCCTACACCGGCGATTTGCTGAACCTGAATTTCAGCACTGCCACTACGCTGTCAAACGTAGCCACCATTTTGCAAACAGCCATTCGTGCTGTGAGCGCAGGCGGTACCGATTGGACCGGTGCCACCGTGACCTACAACGCCACCGCGCAACGCTTTGAGCTGTTGGGTGGTAGCACTGGCGTCAAGCCCGTTGCCACTGCAATCGCGGCCAGCGGTACCGATGTGCGTTCCATGCTGGGTTGGGATGCCACCGGTATTTTTTCACCAGGTGTTGCCGCACAAGAACCTTTGCAAGCGTTCATTGATTCCGTTGAAGTCTCCGACAACTTCGGCACGTTCGCTTTCATTCCCACATTGTCACAAGCGCAAGTCGCCGCCGTGGCCACGCAAAACGACACGTACAACGTGAAGTTCATCTACAGCGTGCCAATCGCTGAGGCTGACGCCGCTAGTTACTACGCCGCATTGTCTGGTCTCAGCGGCGTGGCTACCACACTGGCCCCGTTGAGCACTGAGTACCCTGAGTTGTTGCCCGCCGCAATCTTGGCGTCCACGGTATACAGCCGCCGCAACAGCGTGCAAAACTACATGTTCCAACAAGCCACGCTGACACCTAGCGTGTCAACCAACGCTTCGGCCAATACTTTGGATGCCAACCGTGTGAACTACTACGGTCGCACTCAAACTGCAGGTCAATACTTGGACTTCTATCAGCGCGGCGTCATGATGGGCTTGGCAACAGACCCAGTGGACATGAACACCTACGCCAACGAAATGTGGTTCAAAGATGCTGTCGGCGCGGCCATCATGTCGTTGTTCTTGTCAGCCGCCCGTGTGTCTGCCAACAGCACTGGCCGTGGTCAATTGCTGGCGATCATTCAAAGCGTGATTGAGCAAGCCACCTACAACGGCACCATCAGCGTGGGCAAGCCTTTGAACACCACGCAAAAGCTCTACATCGGCAACTTGACCGGTGACGAGAACGCATGGCAACAGGTCTACAACATCGGCTACTGGGTCGACTGTGTGTTGCAAAGCTTCGTGACCACTGACGGTCGTACCGAGTGGAAAGCCGTCTACACCCTGATCTACGCTAAAGACGATGCCATCCGCAAAGTCGAAGGCTCACACGTCTTGATCTAATTTTGGAGAAAACAGCATGTCACACGATATCAGTGCATTTGGCCTCAAGGTACAACTTGCCGCCTCACAAACCTTTCCCACGGGCATCAGCCTGACACAATTCGCGGATGACGCCGACCCATTCGACAGCCCAACCTTGCAGATTCGTGACAAGGCCATGGGCATCAATGGTGACCTCATCACGTGGTCCAAAGCTAACCCCATCCTCGTGTCATTGGCTTTGGTGCCAAACAGCGAAGATGACCGCAACCTGTCGGTGCTTTTCGAAGCCAACCGCGTGGGCAAGGGCAAGCGCGGCGCACGCGATGTGGTGTCCATCACTTGCGTGTACCCTGACGGTCGCACAGCGTCATTCACGCAAGGCGTGATCACTGACGGTATGCCAGCCAACAGCCCTTCAAACGCTGGCCGCTTGAAGTCCAAGGTTTACCAATTCGCTTTCGAAAACTTGAACCGTACTTAAAAATGATTCAACCTAAAGAAATCACCATCGAGACACAGGGCGGCGAAAGCCGCACCTTTATCTTGTCAAAATTCCCAGCCATTCAAGGTCGGGAAATCATCGCCAAGTATCCCCTGTCGGCCATGCCGAAGCTGGGGGACTACGCGGTGAACGAAGAAACCATGTTGAAGCTCATGGCGTTCGTGGCTGTGCCGCAAGACGGCAACCCACCTTTGCTGTTGACCACACGCGCATTGGTGAACAACCATTGCCCTGATTGGGAAACTTTGGCCCGTGTCGAAGTCGCCATGATGGAGTACAACGTAAGTTTTTTCGGGAACGGGAAAGGCTCGACTTTCTTAGAAGCTATCACCCTGAAAGCCCAACAGTTTCTTTCAAAAACATTGACGGATTTATCGGGGCAATTCTCGCAGAAGGCAAAGCAACCTTAAACGAGCTGCGAACCATCTACAGCGTCGAGGACGCATTTAACATTTGGGAGGTCATCATGGTCACACGTTGGAATGAGCACCTCGCAATCGAACATGCGAAGAAACAAAAATGAGCGTCCTTGATTCCTTTTATTTTTTATTCGATGCGGATGCTTCTAAGCTCGACAAGGGCTTAGAGCACTCCGAGAAGAAAACTGACTCCCTAATCGACAAGCTCAAAGACGTTGACAAAGAGGGCGGCAAAGCTGGTTCGGCGCTTTATGAGCTGATTGGCAAAACCGCAGGCGTTGTGGGCGTGGGCTTGTCGATTGGGGCCCTTATTGCAGGGGTCAAAGATTCGGTCGCGGCATACCAAGCGCTATCGAAACTGGCTGACGAATTCCGCTCGACAGCCACAGCAATGCAAGAATTCAGCGATGTGGCAAAGTTGGTTGGCCTGAGTGAAGACGAGGCCACCGAAAGCCTCAAATCGCTTGACGGTGTGATGCAAAACGCCCTCAAAGACACCAACGGTACCGGCAAGGCGTTCAAAGAATTGGGGGTTTCCCTGACAGACGCCAACGGCAAGGCACGTTCGACCACCGATGTGATGAGCGAACTCGCCAGCATCATGGGCACCATGGATGAGCAAAAGCGAATTGCGCTGACTGAGAAGCTTGGCCTAGACGGCCCAGCGCTCAAAATGTTCACGGCTGACGCACTGGCTTTGCAAAAGCGCGTGACCGACCTGAGCCGTGCCAGCGGCTTGAACCTTGAAGAAGCCACCAAGCGCTCCAAAGAATTCACCAAGGCCAGCAAGGCCATGGGCACCGAGTTTGACATTTTGAAGATGTATATCGACAAAATCTCTGAGAAATTCAAAATGTCGTCCATGCCCATCTTCACCAAGGCCATGGAGACCGCCACCAAGTACGTGCGCATGTTCACCGACTACCTTATGGATCACTCCAAGTTCATCGAAGGTGTGTTCATTGCCATTGGTTCTGCCATTGCCTACTTCATGTTGCCAGCCGCTATCAGCGGCGCTGTGGCCGTGTGGGCAATGATCGCACCATTCGTGGCGGTTGGTGCTGCCGCTGCCGCTGTTGGCTTGGTATTTGCTTTGGTTTATGACGATATCATGAACTTCATCGACGGCGGTGATTCAATGATCGGTGAAATGGTCAACCGTTGGCCCATCATCGGCGAGATCGCCAGCAGCATTGGTGACGCATTCAAGGCATTGTGGGATATCGGCGTTCAATTGATGGACTTCATGATCGCCATGTGGGACGACCCCGCCGCCGCATTCTCTAATTTTTTCAGCATGATTGTGGACGGCATCAAATCGTTGTTGAACATGATCCCCGGACTCAGCACAGCAATGGGCGCTTTGGGTTTTGGCGGTGACACTGCCAAAGGCGTTGCCGCGGGTAAAGATTCGATTGGTGCCGCCAGTTCTACGCCCATGGCCTCAAGCTCGTCGTCAAGCATCAGCAACAGCAAGTCGAGCAAGTCAACCAGCGTGAACGTGGGCAAAGTCGAAGTGAAGACCCAAGCCACAGATGCTGCAGGTATCAGCAAGGCCATTGGCGGCAGTATGGAAACGCAAATGCGTCAGGCTGCCAACAATTTTGACGATGGGCTATTGGCATGACGACCAACATTTTTACCAAGTTTGCCGAGCTAAAGAATTTTTCGCTCGAAGCCTACTTACCGCCACAGATCACCGCACAAGGCTGGTTCGCCACAGGTGCGAAAGACGTGGTGGCGGTTTTGCGCGAGTCGGATTTGCAGCAGGTATTCGCCAAGGCGCGTGCCATCAAAGCCACGGTCATGCGCTCGTCGCAAGCCATGTCGCACCCGCTTGAGACCGGCGCCAGCATCATTGATCACCGCATCATCTTGCCCAACACGGTAGAGTTGTCGCTGATCTTGGCGTCCAGCGATTACCGCTCGGTCTATCAGCAAATCCGCGACATTTTCATCAACGGCGAATTGCTCACAGTGCAGACCCGCGTGGATTCGTACACATCGATGATCATTGAAAAAATGCCGCACGACGAATCGCCCGACATGTACGATGGTGTGGCGCTGGCGCTTTCGCTCAAAGAAGCCAAGTTCGTGTCACCGCAGTTTTCAACATTGAAGGTGGCCCAGCCAAACAACAGCAACACGGTCAAGCGTGGCGAACAACAACCACAAGCGTCCAAAAAACAAAGCTCAATTTTGTCGGGGTTATTCAAATGATCGATATTGGCATTGCCACCGTCCCCAATCAAACGCTGTCGATTCAGATCGATGAGCGTGCCTACGACCTCACGTTGCGCGAAACCAATGGGTGCATGTCAGTCACCATCGTTCGTGACCGTGTGACGCTTGTATCGAACGTGCGCGTGGTGGCTGGCACACCCATGCTGCCCTACAAATACCAAGAGTCCGGCAACTTTGCCATGTTGGTGGAAAACGAAGATTTGCCATATTGGGACAAATTCAACGTGACGCAATTCCTTGTCTACTTGAACACCAGCGAAATTGCCGCGCTTCGGGGGTAAGGCATGGACACGCTAGACCCACGCTTACTGCGCATCAGCATTGAGATCGACGGAGTGCTCAAAATCTACGAAGGTTTGCAAATGTCCGTCTCAGGCACAAAGTATGCCAACGCCAACCAAAACGAGTGTGAGGTCAAGATCACCAACCTCGACAAATCCACGCGTGACTATTTGTTGACCGAAACGTCCCCCTTCACCAAAGTCAAAAAGCGCAAGCTGTTGATTGTGGAAGCTGGGCGCGTGAGCACGGGCTATTCGTTGTTGTTCTCGGGCGACATTACCAATGCCGTGGGCGGCCAACCGCCGGACGTTACGCTCACGCTCAAAGCCGCCGCCGGTGACTTTGCCAAGGGTGAGATCATTGCCCGTTCACAGCCTGGCATCACGCCCCTTGAAAACATTGCTGCGCGGGTGGCAAAGGACTTGGGGCTCGTGCTTCGGTTTGAGGCCAAGCCCAAGCAAATCAGCAACTACAGTTATTCAGGCAGTGCCGCCAAGCAAGTCGAGCAATTGGGCAGTTTGGGACGCGTGAACGCCTACATCGACGATTCCACACTGGTGGTCAAAGACTACAACAAACCGCTAGAAAAGCGCACGCGCGAGCTCAACCTTGACACGGGCATGATCGGCATTCCCGAGTTCACCGAACAGGGTATCAAGGTAAAGATGCTGTTCGACAATCAAACTGTGCTTGGTGGTGGCCTGAATATCACCAGCCAATTGAACCCTGCGGCCAACGGCACGTACACTGTGGCAAAGCTTACTTTTGAGCTTGCAAACCGTGACACCCCGTTCTACTACATTGCCGAAGCCACGCGCTCGGCCAAATAACCATGGCAACCGAAGACCACGCCCCACCCTCGCGGGACCCCGCGAATGACGCCAGCCTTTTAGGCATGGCGCGGCAAATCTTGGACAAGTTCTTGATGGGTGTGGACGACATGCTCCCCGCCCGTGTGGTGTCGTACGACCGCGCTACAAATCGCGCCACGGTGGTGCCCATGGTCAAGATGCTGACAACCGACAACCGACAAGTGGACCGCGCGCAAATCGCCAGCGTGCCTGTATTCAGGTTTGGCGGCGGCGGGTTTGCTCTGAGCTTCAACCTCAAAGCGGGTGACTTGGGGTGGATCAAGGCGAACGACCGCGATATCTCGCTCATCACACAAAGCTACACAGACCACGCGCCTAACACCCTGCGCAAGCATTCATTCCAAGATGCTGTGTTCATCCCCGATGTGATGACAGGGCTCACCGTGGCAGGCGAAGACGCTGACGCGGCGGTGTTGCAGAATTTGGCCGGCACGGTAAAAATCGCGGTTCACGCTGACAAAGTCAAGGTGACTGCTGGCGCACTGGCCGTCACGGTAGGCCCGAGCGGCGTGGTCATCGATGCCAATGTGACCATCAACGGCACGCTGACTGCCACGGGTGCATCAACTTTGAGCGGCGGTGCGACAATCGCCGGTATCGCATTCGGCAGCCACAAGCACACAGGTGTGCAGCCAGGTGGTGGTCAATCAGGTGGGCCCGTGTAATGACAATCACAATTTCAACCGACACAAACAACGACATTTACATCGGTGCCAACGGGTCACTGTCGATCAGTTCCGGCATAAATGCGGTGCTTCTTGCGTGTGAGCATGCGGCCAAAACTCAGCTTGGCGAAATGATCTTTGCGGTAGATCAAGGCATCCCCAACTTCGCAGAGGTTTGGAATGGCGCACCCAACATTTTGCAGTTTGACGCCTACTTGCGACGAGCGCTTGTGGCGGTCGATGGCGTTGAAAGCGTCACGGATTTGCAAATCTACACGTCTGACAACAAACTGACCTACCAAGCGACAATTCAAACAATCTACGGTACCGGAGCAATCAATGGCTGACTACACCTACATCGATACCACGGGCGTGATCGTGCCCGACACATCCACCATCCAATCGACTGTGCAAGCCGAATTCAAAGACGCGCTTGGTCAAGACTTGGTCGTCACGGCAAACACGCCCCAAGGTGTGTTGATCACTGCCGAAACCGAAGCGCGATCAAACGTGGTGCGCAACAACGCAGCCGTGGCAAATCAAATCAACCCCAACTTGGCGGGGGGTGTTTTCCTTGACGCGATTTGGGCACTCACGGGCGGTCAGCGCATTGCTGCCACCTACTCGGTGGTGCCAAACGTGCAACTGATCGGCTTGCCCGGCACAGTGGTGCCAGCGGGTTCGCAAGCTTCGTTGTCCGATGGCACAATTTTTGCAAGCGTTTCAGCGGTCACACTTGATGACACGGGCAATGGGTATGTCGATTTCCAAGCGGCTGACACTGGGCCAATTGCGTGCAACACCAACGCTTTGAGCCAAATCGTCACGGCGGTGTTGGGTTGGGACAGCATCGTCAACGCCACAGCGGCGACCCTCGGACGCAATGAGGAAACCGATTTGGCTTCGCGTTTGCGCCGCAAAAACACCCTCAGCACACAAAACGTGTCTTTGCCCGAATCGATCACCTCCGGCTTATACAACACCCTGAACGTCAAAAGCTTGACATTCCGTGAGAACACCACGGGTGCCACGGCCACGATTGACGGCATCAGCTTGGGGCCACATTCAATCTATGTGTGCGTGGACGGTGGCACTGACGCCGACGTGGCTGCCACATTGCTCAAACACAAAAGCCTCGGTGCCGGATGGAACGGCACGACCAGCGTGGACACTGTAGACCCCGCAAGCGGCCAAACGTATAACGTCAAGTTTTCACGCCCCACTGCGGTACCGGTGCAAGCCCGATTGACTGTGCGCAACTTGAGTGCGCTCATCGATGTGCAAACAGCTGTGCGCAAAGCCATTCTTGATTTCGCCGCCGGTCTGATTGATGGCGAACCCGGCTTCACTGTGGGTTCTAGCGTGTCAGCCTTTGAACTGGCTGGCGCTGTGAACCAGCAAAACCCCGGCATTTATGTGCAAAAGTGTGAAATTTCATTGCTCTCGGTTACTTCGTGGAGCACCAACGAAATCGCCATTGCACTCAATCAAATCGCCACGATCGTCATTGGCAACATTGAGGTGACCGTGCTATGAATATTCAAACCTTTGACTTCTCGGTGAATTTGCTTAAGGCGTTGCTTTGGCAGCATAATGACGCCACGCGCCTTGAAACGCTGGTGCGCAACAAACAGGCGTGGTATGACGAGAACCAGCAAGGGTTTTGGGAAAATTGGCTCACGGACGTGTTCGATTTACGCACCGCCAACGATTTCGGCCTGAGCGTTTGGGCGATTATTCTCGACGTGCCGTTGTCGGTAAGCTCTCAAAACGATGCCAGCGACAAACCTATTTGGGGATTTGGCGCATACCGTCAAAACTTCGGCAACGGCAACTTTGCCAGCACTTCGGGCGCCGAATTGACCACGGAGCAAAAGCGCTTGATCTTGCGTTTGCGGTATTTTCAATTGGTAAACACTGGCACGGTAACCGAAATCAACAAATTCTTCGCCTACCTATTTGAGCCGCTTGGTGTGGCGTGGGTCAACGATGGCTTTGCCATGAATGCGCGATATGTGTTCGAGTTCCCATTGGGCTCGGCGCTTGAATTGATTCTTACAGAATACGACTTGCTCCCACGCCCCGCGGGGGTTCGTATAGACTACGTCATCATCGGCGAGGCTGACGGCTGGGGCTTTGGTCGTTACCGCGAAAACTTCAACAACGGGAATTTCTACCATGGATAAATTTTTCAAAGTCCCCTTTGCCACCAGTGGCGACAAGACTGCAGTGCCTGACGCAGTGGACACCAACGGCAACGTGAGTTACACCCAAGGCTACGGCTTTGACTACCAACGTCAAAAGACCGACCCTGCCGCAAAAAACATCGAACGCGACAAGCTCAATTCGGTGCTCAACGACATTACCAAGGCGATTGCTGAATTGCAAAGCCAAGGCGTGCCGGATTACATCACTTCGGCGCTGAATGGCGGTACTGCCTACAGCTATTCGGCCAACGCATTGGTGCGCTACAGCGGCCAAATTTACGTGTCACTGGCTGACGCCAACACCGCATTGCCAACCGATACGACCAAATGGGCCACACTGATCGGCGGTAGCGCGGGGCTGTTTTATCGTGCCGACGCGTCAAGCGTGGTGTTCACCAAAACTGGCGCATTCACTGTGTCCACATCGCAAGCCATCACTTTGGCAGTCAATGGTAAGGTGCTGACAATTGCATCCGGTACCGCAGTGACCATGCCGACACCCACAGTGGGTACGGATTACGCCATTTGGGCCAAGCCTGACGGCACTCTTGAAGCCACTGCAAGCTTTGTGTCACCACCCGTGACGGGCGCCCGTCGAATCGGCGGTTTTCATTACGCACCTGGCGGCAATGCCACCGCGCAAACTGGCGGCAATACCACGCCACAAATCAACGAATACAGCTTCTATGACGTGAAGTTTCGCCCTGCATGCCCTGACCCTCGCGGCATGGCATTGATCGCTGGCGGCTACTGGATGGACATTTATTTGACTGGCGTGGATGCCATCACAAATGGCTCATCAAAGTACAACGTCACCATGGCAGATGGCGCAAGCCCTCCCAAGGTGCCGACCATGTTTGGCGGCAATGGTTCGACCACCTACGGTAGCTACACATGGTTCGAAGCTATGGAATTGGCGACCGCATTCGGCAAGCGTTGCCCCACACAGCAAGAATTCATGTCGGCGGCTTACGGTACCACCGAGGCGTCAAGTATCGGCACCGATCAAAATAATACGATCTTGAACTCGGTTTACACCTCAAAATGGGGTTTAATCCAAGCCACAGGCGTTTTGTGGATTTGGGGCCGTGAACGTGCGGGACCATACGCAGGTGCAAGCTGGAATGCAAACACCGAAGGTCGCGGCTCAGAGTACAACGCACCTAATGCGGTCGGCCTCGGCGGCGGCTGGGGCAGCGCGGCGGCCTCCGGTTCGCGGTCGTCGGATTGGAGCAACGCTGCGTCGGTCTCGAGCGCCAGCATCGGTTCGCGCTTTGCCTGTGACCACTTGCAACTTGAATAAGGCGGCGCAAGCCGCCGCTTAAGGACTCATGATTCCATCTAAAGACGCGACAACATGCTACGACCAAATGGCCATTGTGGAGAAATACGAACGAGTGATCGGGTATCTTTACCCCATCGCTCAGTCGATACCACGCAAACACGGGGTTGCACGCGACATGTTTTTGCAGGCTTTGATGGGAGTCCCCGATTTACTTTTTCAGGCTGGGAAATCAAACCAAATTTCAAAAATTTACACTGCGGATGCAGCACTTGCTCATCTGCGGTTTTGGATGCGATTCTTGCTCCTAATCCGCGCAATGTCACCTCACCAGCTACAGACAGCACAAGTACTGTTGGCAGAAGTTGGGTCTATGCTCGGAGCGTGGATAAAGGGCAAGCAAAAGCAGGGATATGCTGGGTAAACAAGCGGTCATCCTCGGCGGCAACTGGAACAACGCGGCGAACTCCGGTTCGCGGTCGTCGAATTGGAACAACGCTGCGTCGAACTCGAACAACAACATCGGTTCGCGCTTTGCCTGTGACAACATTAAAATTTAAACGCTCTGTCGCGGCTACGGCTCGACGGGCAGACCCTTCAATGTGTGGTCAGCCAGACATATCCTCCTTCGGGAAATACGCAACATGGTTCGGTATAACGCTTAGTAGTAAATCCAAAGGCGGGGCCGACTTCTTTATGCCAAAGAAATATCGAAATTTAATTCAACAAATCACCACAATTGAAAACCTTCGTGACGCTTATGAGAAAACTGCCAAGGGCAAAAAGCGCACGTATGGTTATTTAGAATTCAAAGAATTTGCAGAGTCAAATTTGCTACTGGTTCAGCAAGAATTGCGGGACGGTGCCTACAAAATCGGCGATTACCGCACGTTCACTGTATATGAACCAAAACCCCGTTTAATTTCGGCGCTTGAATTTAAAGACCGCTTGGTGCAACACGCGCTTTGCAATGTGGTTGCCCCTATATTTGACCGTGGGTTATTGCCCCAAACATTCGCATGCCGTGTGGGTAAAGGCACCCACGCTGGCGTGCAATTCGTACAAGCCAAGCTACGCCACACCAAGGCTAAATATTTCCTCAAAACCGATTATTCCAAGTTCTTTCCAAGTATTGACCGTGAAATCTTGCACGGCATGATTGACCAAAAGATTGATTGTAAAAACACGCTTTCAATATTGCGCGAAATAATCCCGCCCACTGGCAAAGGTATTCCGATTGGCAGTTTGACCAGCCAGCTATTTGCAAACGTCTACGGCAATGCCGCTGACCGCTTTATTCATTTTCGCTTGGACCATCGTGAGTGGGCGCGTTATATGGATGACATTGTGATCTTGGGTGACGACAAAGATTGCTTGATGGAAAGCTTTTTAGACCTGAACGATTACTCAATGGAAGCCTTAAAGCTTCGCATAGGTAAATGGCAAATCTCGCCAACCTCTCGCGGCATCAACTTCTTGGGCTACCGAATATGGGAAAGCCACAAGTTGCTGCGCAAAGACTCAGTGTTGCGCGCCAAACGCAAGGTCGCCAACTTCATACGCCACGATGACATGGAAGGTCTACAGCGCTTCACCGCGTCTTGGGCAGGTCATGCACAATGGGCAAACGCTCACAACCTCAACACATGGATGGAAAATCGCTATGGAATCACTTTTTAAACTCAACATCAGCACCCGCGAAGACTTGGATTCGATCGAGGGTACCGAAGAACACACAGCATTCATGAACATGCTCGAAGGCTCATTGTGGACGCTGGTCAAGAACGACGAAGCCCAACGCTGGGATGCCATTGAAAACAATGATTTGATCGAAAAGTTTGGCTTTAAGCGCAAAGACTTTGCCGCTGGCTCCAAGCCACCAGCACTGCCCGAATACATCGCGCCGCCCAAGCCCGACCCCAAAATGGGCGGCGTGGAGTTCGAAGGCGTGATGTGCAGCGCCACCCGCGACGATCAGAACGGTTTGGCTGCGGTGATGCTGGCGTACCAATTGCAAACCACGGGGTTCAAGCCTACCGAGTTCACTTTCTCGAACAACAACAAATTGGTGCTCACCTCCAAAAATATGACGAAATTCATCGCCACATGGCTACCATTTCGCCAAAGCTTCTTTCAGCCGTAAAATAATCGGCATCTAAATACGAAAGACCATCATGGCTGAACCAATCTCTACCACAACCACCGGCGCCGCATCGGTTGGTTTTTTAGCGCTTCTCATTGGCGCATTTGGCCCCGTGGCCGCTGACGTGATGCTTGTCGTCATCTCAGCGCTGGCGGGATGTTTCATTGCGCTGTCTAGCGCCAAAAACCAATCCGTGATGCAAAGCATTGGCTTTGTCGTCATTGGTGTCACAGTGTCATTGGTGTTGAGCTGGGGCGCAATGAACCTTGTGGTCAGCGTCATCCCACAGCTCAACACGCCATACACACCCAGCATGATTGCTATGAGTATCGGCTTCATGTCCAATCAACTACCTGGCATCTTTGGTGCATTGTCCTCAAAGATCAAAGCCAAGTTTGGAATCTAGACCATGCTTGAAATCAAGATTTGGCTCACGCTCGTACTCTTGATTGAGGTACCTGCCATTGCTATGGTGGTGCTTCACATGCCATTGCTGGACAAGCTCAAAGCCGTGGGCCTTAATTGGGTCATGGCCGTGGGTATCTACCTGTCCACAATCGGCCTCATTGCTCAAGTGGGGCGCACAAACCATTACCTCAAGTTCAACGTCTACCCAGTAGACGAATGGTTTCCAGTGTGGGTGCTCAAAGACATTGGGCTGTCCATCATCATTTTTTGCGTTACCAGACTCGCACTCAAGAAGGGCTAATCCATGATTCAAACAATCTTCATCATTGTCATGCTGGCAATGGTCGCCATGGGTGCGTATTGCGCCCACCACCTAAATGACAACCACCCGCGCTGGGTGCGTCTCGTCGTCATGGGCCCCGCCATTGTGGGCATGTTTGCCCCCGTGGTCATTCTCATGGGCAGCTACACACCTTACACCTTCGACGTGGTCTTTGCAGTCACTGTCGCCCTGCTGTACGCATTGGTGGCCAGCCGCTTTTCAACACGCCCATGGCTTGATATACGGGTACCAAAATGAAAATTGAAATCACGCGCAAACACTTTTTGCCCACGTGTACTGTGGGTGAGCTGGCAGTCGACGGCGAGTTCTTAGGGCTCACCATCGAAGACACTGCGCGCCAAATTGCCGAACAGCCCGTGTCGGCATGGAAGATACCAGGTGTGACCGCCATCCCTGTGGGCACATACCCTGTGAAGATCACCATGTCCAACCGCTTCAAGAAGCCTTTGCCGTTGCTCATTGGCGTGGAAGGCTTCGAGGGTGTACGCATCCACACGGGCAACAGCTCCAAAGACACCGAAGGGTGCATCATTGTGGGCTCAACTTGGGACGGTGTCAGCGATTGGGTTGGCGGTTCACGTGTGGCCTTTGAAAAGCTCATGCAAGCCATTGAAGCCAGTAATGGTGATTGCACCTTGACCATCGCATGATTAAGCTCTACGCAACCATTACAGCCCTTGTGATCAGCTTTGGTGGTGGCTGGGCGGCTAATGGCTGGCGCTTGACCTCACAACATCAAGCTGAGAAATTAGAGCAAGCAGCTGGCTATGAGGCCAAAGTGAAAGCGCTTTCGGTCTCCAACGATCACCATTTACAAAACTTGCAGGATTCTCAAAATGAAACAAACCGTCTTCGTGATTGCGTGCATGCTGGCACTTGCGGGTTGCGCTTCAACACCCCTACCGCCAAACAATCAACCGCCGGTACCAGAATGGATATTGAAGCCGGGGCCGAACTTGCAGGAACTGTTGGACCGGCTTATTTCGCCCTACGCGAAGGAATCGATCGCGCAAGCACGCAACTAGAAGCCTGCCAAGATCAATTGCGTGGTCGGCAATAAGCTGACGTGACCTTGTCTTTGTTCATGGCCACAAGGGCACGTTGGCAAAATTCTTTACTGGCATAGGTGGTGGGCTGGCGCTCTACGCAACCACCCCAAGCAACTGCCACACAAACGATCAATTCCCACATATCAAGCCTTTCGTAATGGCACACGTGCTTTGATGCACGCATTTTTGATGGTTTTGTACGTGGTCTGGTGCTCCATCTGAATGATCTCGCACTTCACGCCACGTTTGTAATCTTCAACGATTAACCGCTCTCTCTCAGTCAAGATCGGGTTATCCATAAGCCAGTGCACGATGCGCACGGCCATGCGTGCGCTGATCTCACGGTGTTGGTCAAGCGTCATGGTCTTTGTCCATGTAGTGACTAAACCACCACGCGCAAAACGCAACAAATACCAAAGCGCTGCCGATGACTATTCCAACCAGCATGAGGGCATTTATCATGGTTGCACCGCCAATTTGTTGCCGCGCTTGTTCACGCACACAGGGTCGCCGTTGTCTTTGAATACGACCCAAGCATTCGGGCCACCAATTTCAACGCAGGTTTTGTAAGCCATGGTGTTGCGTGGTGCTGGCAAAGATGACGGCTTGACCATGTTCACCAGCTCCAAGCCCGACCACACGCCAATGGCTATCGCCAAGACGACAAGTAGTTTAAATTTCATGGCATTCTCCGAACACTGATTCGTTTGGCGTGTGGGTGACGCGCCATGGCATCAAGGGTGGCGGCGCAACTGTCGGTGAACAAGCCTTCGTAAGGCTCAAAGTTATCAATGATGATTTTGAATTTGCGCAACATCACACCACCTCTAAAAGATCGTTATCGTTTTGCACGGGCAACAATGCGGCCAAGCGTGCACGTTGCTTGTGTTTCCAAATCGGCACCCACAATGGCGTGGTGACTGCTGCGATCAAGAGTGGCGTGAATGCCAGGCTTAAAACGGCCAAGACCAATGTGAGGCCGATCACCTCACTCAACGTACCGCCCGACAAATGGTCACGCGCAGTACGCACCGTCACTTTACCAAGACGTTTAATCTTGATGCGCTCAGCCATTTTGAAATCTTTTTTTGCTACTGTGAATTTCATGGTGTTACTCCTTAAAAGATGCAGGGATGAATGGGGTTGTTGAATAGTTCATTGCAGTCTCACGAATTGGCATGATGATGACAGCCGCAAAATCGTTTTCGGTCATCATGCGCACCGAACCTTCTTGGTGTTTTGCAAAAGCCGTAAACTTTTTGCCAGACCAAGTTTGCAATGCTTTTTCGCCAAGTGCCAAGTAAGTTGGATTGACTTGATGCACAACATGTTCTTTGGGCTCAACGCTTTGAAAAACGCGACGCCAATCGGGATAAGTACCCTCAACTGGAACAAACATCAAACCGTTGATTTTCCAGTAGGTGTCGTCATACTTTTCAAGGCTTACCGCGCCACCGCCTTTGCATGAAGCAGTCACCACATCAATTGGAATAATGACGCGCACGGGCTCTGCTGGTAAATTGGGATTTTCGTTGACTTTACCAGCAAAGATACGGTGTCCGTCACAACCAACCACATGCACGTCACCATTGCTGCAACGCTCCACCAAAACACCATTCAGGTATGGGCGAATGTCCTTCTTGCTAGCACAGTGTGTCGCTGCAAGTAATTGGTTCTTTTTAATTTCGATCATTGAGTTCTCCTGTTGTTGATGAATGAATTATGTCATACATAATTAAAGATCATCATTAAATTTTTCTATCTCATTTCAAAGAGTAATAGCCCACGTCATGCAACATGCTTTCGGCCTTGTTGACGTACCACTCATAGTCGACGTCAAGCGGGAACTCATCGGGCAGGGTCATACACGGCTGGGCACCATAGGACAGGCTGACAGTGTTGCCGTTGCTGGCGTACACGATGGGTCCCGGCGCGCGCGTGGAGTAATACCAGCGCACCACCTTGCCCAAATACTCGGGCGTTTGTTCAGCAAAGCACGAACGGTACGCACTGGACGGGTCAAGCGACAAATCACCCTTGCGCCATTTACGGCCATCTTTGGCCCAGCCATTCGCTTCAAGTGTGGGAATCATGTCGCGCACCAACGCACCTTTGCGTGGACCCTCGCCCCACATTTTGACGCCGCCGCCGTTGACCTTTTGAATGGTCACGAACTTGCGAATGTCTAGGCACTGCACGATGGTCTGTGCCACCGGCACACCTTCAGCCAAGAACTTAGCCACGGCATCGGCGCAAATCTCCACGTCGGGGTTTTTCTTCTCAATCAAACCAGCCTTTGCGTACTCACCTTTGCGCTTCACGTCACTTGGGGTTTTGATGGCGAAATAGTTGTTCACGTCACGCGCGTAGATCGCTTGGTAGTCTTCGGTTTCCATCTCCAAACCGGTGCGCGTTTGCCATTCATTGATCAAAAACTCGCTCACGTGGATTTTGTCGCGTGGGCACTTGATCACGATACCGTCCGTGTTGGCCGAAATCACAGGGATGCCGTAGATCTCATGCCATTCAATCAGCATGAGCAATGACAGCTGGCCGGTGATCGTGGTTTGGATCAACATCACAGGGGCGAACAAAATGCTATACGGACTGCCTGTCTTGCCAAAGGTGCCGTTGATCATAATTTTGCAACCCTCGTTGACCGTCTGAGCGTTTTCGTACTCGACACCCTCGGTGACACCGGCCTTTTTAAGCTTGCTTTGCAGGGCTTTACCCTCAAGGCGCTCGGCCTTAATTGCGGCGTATTCATGCAAGAAGCGTTGACCCAGCGCGGCGGGCCATTCGCCTGAGTTGATGATGAGCGACGGGTAGTAACTCGCCACGTCAGGCATGCGCACGATGTGGTTTTCATCGCTGACAGCCACAAGCTTTTTCTCTTGCGAGTGCAAGCCTCCAATGCCCATTTTGTAAGTCGATTGACCAATGGTGATCTCAAGCCCTTCAAGCTGCACAGGCATCTCAACAGCGCCTGTGGCACCCAAACGAAAAACCGAAGACCGCACCAAATCAAGGGCGCGTTGCAATTGCGGCATTTGGTACCCGATGAAATCTGGCACCCGATATTGAAACTTCAAATTCCAATCGATATCCAGTTTGAAGATGCGTTGCCCAATTGCGTCTTCGCAACGCTTTTTAAGCACCGCCTCGGCCAACTGGGCATCTGACTTGCTGCGAAGGTCTATGCCGTAGCGGCGGCTCAATTGCTCACGCTGATACAACTGTGGGCGCAAGGCGTCAAATAGCGCCTCCAGCACGTCCAAATCATTGCCACAATAACTATCGACCTCAACAATCTCAGCTTCGGTTAAAAGCCGATTTGGCTCATACGGCAAGTCACGCATGGTGCGGCAATGAATGCGTCCGGCATATTGCTTTTGTGAACCGGCACCTGGTGCAACCTCCATCACGTCGATGTGGTCGGCAGGCTCCCAGCGAAAAAGACCAAGCTCCCACGGTTTGACGCGCTCGACAATTATTTGATCGTTCAGCCATTTCAACTGTTCGGTGCTATAGCCCATTAATGCGGCAGTCACCATGGGTACGTCATAGCCCTTACCGTTGAAGCTGACCACTGTGTAGGCTTCAAACAGACTGAGGATGACTTGTTGTTCGGCTTCGCTAAATCGCTGGCCGTTGCGAATACTAAAACTGTAGGCCATGCCGCCACGTGGGCGAAGCTTTAACAGCCAGTAATTAGGAAAGCACTCGGTATCGTAAAAAGCCACGGGGCGTGGCCCGTTGCTTTGTGGTGGGGGTGGTGGGGGTAAGAGTTGCATAGTGAAGACCACGCCCCGAAAGGCGTGGTTTGCAGCATTTAGCCGATCTTGGCCGCGTCGATCTTGGCACGAATCCAAGGTGCACCGCCTAGTTTTGAAAGCTTTTCACGTTGCGCTGGAGTACAGCGAATTGTGATCGGCTTCATTTTTTCAGAGCCAACGAGCGGTCGACCGCTCGACTTCTTTTTGGTCTCCATCACAGCATCATGCCTTGTGCGCGCAACGCTTCATCGCTCCAGCCCTGAGCACGGTATTGCTCATAACTGAAATTACCAGCCGCCGCAGTCATTTGTGGACCCACGGGTGCGGCTGGCGCCATTGGTGCAACAGGTGCCATGGGCATGGCTTGCGGTACCGCAGGGACTTGTGGCACTTGAGGGCCAGCCAAAAATGCAGGGTTAGGTGGAACAACCACAGGCATTTGGGGAACTGCTGGCATGGAGGGCACCGCAACTGGTGCAGAACCAGCGTGCATTGGCAAGGGTGCAGCGCCCACGGGCAAAGGGGCTGGGGCACCTCCGAACACAGCGCCAGCATCGGGGCCAGTTTGAATGACAGCACCCATGCCTGCCAGCTCGACCATGTTCAGGTTGACATACAAGCCGGGCTTCGTTGGGTTGCTGTTGCCTTCAATGCTGCCAGCCACGCGCACGTAGTAGCCACGCTTGATGGCATGAGGGTCTTGGATTTGCTCGTGTGGTTGATAGTGGCCAGCGTGGAAACAACGAGGGGCAAACGAGCTAGAGAACTTGAGGATCCAATGGCCGGCAAAGCCTTCTTTGTTGGCGTTGGACTTGCCGTTGTCGTCGATACCGTCACCGTCGGCCACTTTCCACGAAAAGCGTGGGTGTGTGCAATTGCCTGCCGCGTCGAACAATGCGGGGAAAGCTGAGCGTGCAGACTCAACCAGCTTGGCGTATAAGGCAGGCCACGCAGGATCGTCTTTGCGAAACGCCACGCCGATGAAATAGCGCTGTGTGGGCTGGCCCGACATGGTCATCAAGGGTTGACCTTGCATGTTTTTGGTTTGGGCTTCAAACGGGTCACCTTGAACGAGGCGACCAACTGGGGTCAAAAATTCTGTTTTCATGGGAAAGTTACCTTTCAGGTAGTGGAAGAAAAAGTTAAACGTGCTTTGGAACCATCATCTGGTTTTAATTTCGCCGAACCTGTTGGGCGTGCGGCGTAAGTGTTGACCAAGGCGTCGGGCAAACCCGCTTTCTTGGCTTGCGCTGGGGTGATCGCATCGACGGGCTTGGCTAGATCAAGACCCATCATTTGACCAAGTGCCAAAACTTCGGCGACTGGCTTTGTCCAGGCTAAGTTGCCCGGCTTAGTTTCAATCATCCAAAACGGCACCAGCTTGCCGGTACGCAATAGTGCTTCGGCTTGCGCCTGCAGGCCAGTCATTCGAGCCTCAAGCAATGCGTGAGCACGGCTCAGCGCGCGAAGTTCAAGACCCAGCGCATGTGGCGTCAAATCAAGTGCGCCAGCTTGTTGACCATAATCGGCGGCAAAGTAGGCTGCACGTTGTAAAGCCTCACAGGCGTGGCGACCTTGACAGTTTTCACAGGCGACAGGGTGAGGGCTTGCCGTGGGCGTTGCACTCATCGCATCGTCGGCTGCCATAGACAGTCGATTGATATGTGAGCGCAAATCAGATGCAACCACCATCCACGAGCGCACAGGGCCGTCACGGTGGAATGCGCGAGGCTGAATGACCCGCATGTCCACCACAGTGTTTTGGTCTTGTAAACCGTTGATCTGAGCTTCACCCAAGATGCCTGCGGTGTAGTCGATCAATTGCCAGTTTTCAAAGGCTTCAACAATACCGTGGCCATACTTGAAATCCCAAACAAACAGCTTGAGTCGACCGTCACCAAGGGTTGTCCACGCTCGGTAATCGGGTGTACCCCAGTTGGCCGATTCGTGGACGCGCTTAATGTCGACGCGCTTTTCAATGACCAGCTTTTCGCGCCAGCCATCACCCAAGGTTTGCACAATGTCCTCTTGGACCATTACAGCCGCTTCGAGCATTTCCTCGGTCACCGACACGCCATTGGGCGCTTGTGTGTCAATCGCCACAGGGGCACCCTGCAGCAACATTTGCACAGCCCAGTGGGCGGCAGTGCCTTCGAGCGACTTGGGGCTTTGCTCCTTTTCAGGGTACGCAGCCTCAAGTGTTGGACTGAATGCGCAACGCACCCAGCGTGCCGCCGATGAAGGCGCTAAGAAAGCGTGTTCGCTCATGTCAGTGCTGGGTATTGTTGTTTGAGGGTTGCCCAAACCAACGGCACGTGAGCTGGGCTTGTTTGCAACGCGACCACGCTAGCCAAGCCGTGCGCGGCGCATGCTTGAGGCAATGCGGTTGGCGGCAAGATTTGCGCCATGACAGCGGGTGTGATGCGGGGCATCAATTGCTCAAATGTTGTCGGGTCGGCACTTGCCAAAGGCGCAACCGGCGCGGCAGGCGGTAAGGGCACAGCCGGGGGAACGAAAGGGGCGGGGGCTGCTGGCACCTCCGAGCCACCAAACACAGCGCTTGGGTCCATTGTGCCCATGGCTTCGGGAATGTTCACGCCAGCGGCAACCAATTGGCGCAATTCAGCTTCGACGTTGGCAACGAACGAAGGGTCATTGATGCCGCGCTTAGCTTTCCATTCGCCCGATTGCACTTTGGCTTTGCTAGACGAATGAATACGCTCGTCCCATGGCAAACCTTTGGTGTCGAGTTCAACGCCGCTTGCAGGGACTGTGGGGGCCACAGGTGCCGTCGGGGCATCCACCACGGGAACGGTTGCTACAGGCGGTAACGGGGCGCTCGGCTGTGCCAAAGAAACCTCGGGCGCCACGGGGACAATCGGCGGTGCTGGAACAGCCACAGCCACTGGGGCAGGGGCCACAGGCGCTAAAGGGGCTGGCTCAACGGCACCTCCAACTTTAATTGTGTTGTCAAGCAGTACTTGCAACAGAGACGCGGCTGCAGCGATTTCGTCGCGGTCTGCCAGGTTAATTTCAAGTTTCACTTTGAACTCCTTTTTGGTTAGTGAGGTTTGCATTATGTCACACTTTTTTAAATAGACAAGTATGACGAAAAAATTTTTATTGTTTGATTGGGCTCATTTGTTGAGCCTCGCTGTATGCCCTAGCAATGTTGGCTGCGCCGACAATATTGGCGGCCGGGCTGTTTGCCAAAACAAACAATTGCGGCTTGCGCCCGTCCGGTTGCACGGGGTTGTTGACGCGGCCATCGGGCAAGCCCGGGTGCAATATGTAGCCCATGCCCTGCATGAGCTCACGGCGCTTGGCGTGGTTGATTCGGTTGCCCATCTTCAAGGTGTCAGTGATCAAGCGGTCAAGCTGAATAGACGACACCCAACCGCCCATAAAGCCCGGCTGATCTTGGGCGATGACTTCGGCAATTTGTTGCTCGACGCCGCCGCGGCTTTCAATGATCGCTAAGTCAGTTGTGCTGGTGTCAGGCGCACGGTGCATTGCGTGGGCTGGGTTGAACTCAGGGTCAATCGGATAGGTGTGCAACAGCTCAGAGACAATCGCAAAGCCGTTTTCATTCTTCAACCAGTTATAAAGCTTGGGGAAATAGTCACCATTCATGCCACTTTTGACAATGTCGGCCATGGTTTGCTGGGCCGTGTAGAACAGGGCAAAGCGGCGCGAGTTGTCAGGAGTCTTGCGAATGACGTTCTTGTAGTTTGTGGTGATCATCACGTTGCAACAAATCTGCATTGACGTTTGGTCCACGCCCTTGTACTGGATTTGCTTACCCGTCGAGCCGGTGATGATCGTTTTCAAAATGTCCACGATCTCGTTTTGATGCTCGGGTGCATAAAGTTCTTCGACCGCAATGAACACGCGGTCAGCCAACCAACCGTTGAATTGGCTGTCAAGGTCACGGGCATCAGGCCAGTGGCAATAGTGTTGACCCACGGCCTCGGCCACACACGCGCTGAACAGCGTCTTGCCGTTACCCTCGACACCTTGCAGTACCGGTGCCCAAGGGAACTTGATTCCTTTATGCTGCACGCATGCCGCCATGTATGACAACAAAATCTTTTGGTCACGGGCATCGGGCAGTATCTTGCCCAAGTGCGTCATGAAAGGTGTGAGGTCACCAGTTTGGCGGCGCACATCCGCAGGCCACCAAGTGTTGACACGAGTGCGCCCAGCATCGCTGACGATCTCACCTGGTGCACGGTCCGGCTTAAAGCAAATCGTGTCGGCGCGTGGTGCGCGCAAAGCCTGTGACTCTGTAAATGCCTCCCAAGCGTTGCGCGTGGTGCGCTCGTTGACCGCATCCATGGCGAAGACGTAGCCGCCAAATGCTACACGGAACTGATCAGGCTTAAGCAATGAGCCGCCGGGCGTGAGCACGCGGTGGCGGTCTTGCACGTACACACAGCCGCTGAATAATGCCTTTTGCGCCTCAGCATTCAAAAAGGTTTGGCCGGTCACGTCAGCTTGCATCGGGGCTGACGCCGCCGCTTGGGGCAAGCTTGGAGGCTCAGGCAGTTTGTCGGTGAGCACATCACCTGGCTGTGACAGCAAGTTGGCAATGGTGCGCGGGAGGTAGTCGTCGCGGTGCCATTTGTCACGTACCAAGCCTGATTGCAACATCAAACGTTTGATGCGCTCACCGTTGCGACCCGTCCAAAACGCCAAGTGTGAGGCAAGGGCCGCGTCAGCCTGTGAGGCATCAAACATGCGTCCGTTGCCATCGGGATAGGCTTGACCCAAGGCTTGCGTGTTGCACTCCCAAAGGTCTTTGAAGCTGGCACGGCCACCAAAGGCGCTGGCGGCGCTGCGTGACATAAGGGCGCGGCGAATCAGGTCATCATCATCGGTAGGGCCTCGCCACTCGTCGACTGGTGTGTCGCTCAGGGTGAAATCACCGTCAGCGCCAGCATTGGCAGTGGGAGGAAAGTATTCGGCTGTGATGGCGTGTAGCGCCACGGTGTGGTCGGTGGCCGCATTACCCACGGCACCCACACCAGTCAAGGCGACAAAGCGCAATTCGGTGTAGAACTCAAGGCCCAGCTCGGCATTCTTCTTGCCGTGGGCTGGCGCATAGCCCGTGCCAAAGATGTGCATACCCATGCCTGATTGGCTGATCTCCATGGCCGCACCTTGAAACAGTGAAGCAATCTTGAGGGCAGTGGGTGACCATGTGGTGCCGTCAAAGCATCCGTCCAAGTCGATAAAAAAGAACGGGTCATTGGCCGTAAATACAAACGCCACCCCAAAACCCTCACCCCAAGCGGTGGCAGTGGCGCACGCGTGGTCGGCATCCGTCCATTGAGTGGCATCATGGGCTGAGCACACCCGACCCGTGAACGGGCTCATAGGCAGCTTATCCATCTTGCCAGCTTTGGTGGTGCTGGGGACTAAGGCATAGCAAAGGAATTGACGGTAAGCCGCCAGCGGAGCAAGCGCCGAAGGTAATGTCTGCATCACTTGAACACCGATTGCAAGGCGAGTTGGCGCAATTCGTCGGAGGCTTTGAGAGCGTGGCGATCACGGCAGGCAAGACCTTGAGCAATGACCGGCAGGCAAGACACCCGAACAGCCTCACGCATGATGTCGCGGCGCAATTCGGCCATGGTGCCCAAGTGGTAAGTGATGAGTGATGGTGGTATCTTGATGTGCACCGCAATGTCGTCGCGGGTCAAGCGTGAATATCCACCCTCGCGGGTTGATGAAAGTTCAAGGGCAGCGGTCAGAATCTGAGCGATCCGTTCGCGTGCTTCGAGTTTGATTTGTGTTTTCATGTGCGTGAGTATAGCGGCTAATTGACGGAATAGTCAACTTATAACGAACCAGTGCCCGTGGCAAACGCGGCGTCACCACCCATTGCATTGATCAGGTTGGCCCAAGCAAGCTGTGCGGGTTCACGCCCAGCGCCAGTGTATTGCCAATTGGGCTCCTTGATCTCACGCGAAACAAACTGGCCCATAACATGCCCTACATGCTGGGGCTGGATTAGCACTTGGCGCACACCGATCAGGTCGGCAGACTTGAGCACCTCATTGAGCGCGGGGGTATCGTTGCCAAGCCCATAGCGAATGAGTCGCCCTTTGGCATCTTTGAGCGCACCCACGTTGTTGCGAAATAGCTTGATGCCTTTTTGCGAAGCCTCAAGGCGCACCGCGCTTTGCGCCCACGCCTCGGACTTGCCGTAGGCTGGCGCTGTGGGGTCGAGCGGCGGGGTATATGTCCCCAAGGTGACTTGCAGATCGCGCACCGCTTCGATGGGTACACCCCAACGCACCGCCCATTCGTGAATATTGCTCATGCTGAAACGACTCCGGCTTTGTCTAAGATTTGTTGGATTTTTGCGGCAAGCGACTCGGCTTCGGGTCGCCCCAAGGCTTGCGCTGACAGCACGTCGATGCCAAACGTGTGGTAGAAAATCCGGTAGCTTTGCGAATCGTCACGGCCAAGCGTGAGTTGCCAGCCGGACCACAGCGCGATCAAGTTGCGCAATTGTTGCTGGGCTGAATAGCGCGCCTCATGTTGCTTGCGTACGCCAGCCGCCGCGATCAGGTTCAAGTGTCCAGGTATGCGAGGCGCACCGTCGATCACTGCCGCTTTGCCACGCATGGCGGCAAGGGTGTCAGGGTCAAGCTCAAACAAGTCACCGTCGACAAACTCAGGCGCGGTGCGCGCTGGTGGTTCGGGGTAGAAGTTGCAAAACGGGCACACCTTCATGAACCGTTGGTACACCGAAGCGCACGGCGTGCCCATGCCGTCAGCGTTCGGGTTGGCGCACACGCGCAGTGGCATGGCGTCCGATGGGCCTGAATGTCGGCGGTCGCGCCCGTCCAGTGTGTCAAGGCGCGGCGCGTCGGGTAGCCCATGACGAATGACGTTACCCACGTGGTCGATGATGAGCGCCACAGGTTTACCTGACGCCGCAATGTGGGCGAGGCGTTGCTCATCCGTGAACGTGTCCCAAACCTTCACCAACTCAGGTGAGATCATGAGGCGAAGGGCACGGCCAAACTGTTGAACAAACAACGGCCAGCTTTCGGTTTTGCGAACCATCGACACGACTTCAATGGCCGGAAGGTCAAAGCCTTCACCAAACAAATCGACGTTGACCAGCTGTAGGATTTGGCGCGCTTCGAACCGGCGCAGGATTTGTGCACGCAAAAGATCAGGTGTCTTGGCCGTCACCACCTCTGCCGGCACACCGTTGGCTTTGAATGCAGCCGCAATCTCTTTAGCCGATTCAACGTCCACCGCAAACGTGACGCCAAGCTTGCCTTTGGCGATCTTCAAGTAGTGCGACACCACGTCACCCACGATGGAGTCGGACGCATGCACCGCGGCGCGCAACTTGGCAGGGCTCAAGTCACCCGAGGCTGTCATCTTGACTTCGGAATAATCAACGTCCGAAGGTGGCGCGAATATGCGGTAGTCCGTCATGTAGCCCGAGTCGATCAGCGTGCGCATTTCAGGCCCATAGACCAACACATCGAACAATCCGTCAGCGTGGCGACCAAGCCCCTTGCCGTCAGCACGTGGTGGCGTGGCCGTGACCCCTAAGCCTTTGGCGTTGGGGAACATTTCAGCCGCCTCACCCCATTTGTTTTTGCGCAACACGTGGTGGGCTTCGTCTTGTACCCAAAGGCCAACTTGACGGAACCAAGCGTCAGCGCTCACATCTCGGTTGATCAAGGTATCGACGCCGCATACACCAACCCGCGCGCCCGGATCGTACATAGAGCGCCCGAGGCGATCCATTTGCACTGACACGCAGTTGCGGCGCAAACTGTCAGGCCCGACGATGCGGTGGGTCACGCCTTCACGCGCCAGCGCCAGCGAGATTTGGCTCACCAGCTCTGAGCGATGAGCGATCACCGCCGCCGCACGGTCAAAGGTTCGGACAATGTCAGCGACGATCACTGTTTTACCTGAACCCGTTGGCGACTTCACCAAGACGTTTTGTTTGCCTTCATTCCAAGCCGCAAACACTTCGCTTTTGATCGTGGCTTGGAAAGGTCGAAGACGGCTCATAGTTCGTACCCGCCACGCAAAGCCGCCAGTTTTTGGCGTAGTGCACGGGCCGAAGCGTGAAGCTTGGCAGCTTTCAAAGTTCGAATGCGCGCCAACAAATCGGCTTGCTCACGTTCTTCGGCGGCGTTCAATTGGCGCTTGGCTGGTTTGCTCATTCGGCAACCTCGACAAATTCACCGTTGGCGTCGAGTGAATACCAAATGTCAGGCTTGATGCCGTTTTCACCAACCTTGCTGGCGCGGATGTGCATGATGACGCCACGTTTACCGCGGTGAACCAACACGACGGCACCGCCAATTTCGGCTTTTGCCTTACCTTCACGGCCTAAACTGGCAGCCACGGCCCCCTCGCCTGTGGTTGCCGCGTTGGCCCTGTAGCCTGTGGTTGCCGCGTTGGCCCAGTTGCCTGTGGTTGCCGCGTTGGCCCTGTAGCCTGTGGTTGCCGCGTTGGCCCCCTCGCCTGTGGTTGCCGCGTTGGCCCCCTCGCCTGTGGTTGCCGCGTTGGCCCTGTAGCCTGTGGTTGCCGCGTTGGCCCTGTAGCCTGTGGTTGCCGCGTTGGCCC